GGACGAATACCTAAAGTTAGAAGAAGAGCCGTCTGGTCGCCGGGAGTTTGTCGTCAAACGGATGAATTTTACCGAAGGCGATATGGAATCAGATATTACTACGCACGAAAAATTACTAGCTACTAATCAGCCGATTGGTGATTTAAAAGGAAAATCGTGTGTCGCTGGCTTTGACTATGCGGAAATTCGAGATTTCGCCAGTGTTGGGCTGCTCTTTAAACAAGATGAGAAATTTATCTGGATGCAACACAGCTTTGCCAGAAAAGAATTCTTAGACACTTTTAAAATCAAAGCACCAATCAAAGAATGGGCAGATAAAGGAATATTCACAATCGTGGATGCTCCTTCAATTTCTCCTCAACTACTAATTGATTGGTTGAATGAAAAACGTGAATTGTATCAGATTGAAATGGTGTGCGCCGATGGTTATCGAATGGACCTGCTGCAACCGCTATTGGAAAAAGAAGGTTACAACTATGAATTCATTCGGAATATTCGAGGAGTCCAATCCAAAGTTGCTCCAATCATCGAAGACGGGTTTGCTAACGAAAAATTTATTTTTGGCGATGATCCATCAATGCGATGGTACACGAATAATAGCTACGCCAAAGTTGATAAATCAGGAAACAAAACATTTTTGAAAAAAGAACCAGTCCGGCGGAAAACAGATGGCTTCCACGCCTTTTTAGCTGCTTTATATAAAAGAGAAGAAATCGAAGACGTTGATTTAGAAGGCTTCTTTGATTTGATGGAGGACTGGGATTTTTAAGGCATTGAAGGGAGGTGTGTGACTATTGGGAGTGTTTCAATCGTTTTTTGATATTTTCAAAAAAAATTCAGAGATTGAATTAAGCTACGACTTTGACACGTTGATTGACGAATACAACACGCTGTATTTGAAGCATTTAGCAATCGATACCTGTGCAGAATTTATAGCACGAATATTCAGCCGGTCAGAGTTTCGAATTCGGAAAAACGGACAGCCGATCACGAACGAGTGGACGTATTTATTAAATGTACGCCCGAATCTGGATCAATCAGCTTCTTCGTTTTGGCAACAAGTCGTTTACAAGCTAATCACTGAAAACGAAGTATTGATCGTACTTTCTGACGATGATCAATTGTTGATTGCTGAAAGCTACGTTCGAAAAGAATATGCGTTGTATGACGATGTTTTTGAAAGTGTGTGGATGAAAGGCTACGAGTTCAAACGAAAGTTTCCGATGAGTGAAGTCATTTTTTTACAATACAACAACAACGACTTGAATAGATATGTTCGTGGATTGTACGAAGATTACGCTTCTCTCTACAACCGAATGGTTGAAGTAGCTATGCGAAATCATCAGATTAGAGCGACGGTCGGAGGTAAAGAAGGCCGAGGTTTTGATGACAAATTACAAAAGAAAGCTCAATCGTATATTGATAAACTGTACGAAAAATTTCGAAAAGACTCAGTTGCTATTATTCCGATGCAACAAGGGCTGGAGTACAACGAACTAACAAATACAGTTGGAGAAACGAATCAGTCGATTGATGAACTGAAAAAGTTAAAACGACAGTTCGTGGATGAAGTAGCTGATATTTTAGGGATCCCTTCTACAATATTGCATGGTGAATTAGCAGATTTAGAAAGTGCGCAAACAGTACTGAATAAATATTGTTTGAAGTCATTGAATAAAAAAATTGAAGATGAGTTAAACGCTAAAATCATTGATAAAACCGAATTTGTTAATGGGACGGAAATCAAAGTTGTAGGCGTGGATAAAAAAGATATTTTCGATCTGGCTGATGCGGTAGATAAATTAATTTCAAGTGGCGGATTCAATCGAAATGAGATTCGAAAAGAAGTCGATTATGAAAGTATCGATGGTGGCGATGAGTTTTACATCACCAAAAACTATGAGAGGGCAGCGAAAGGAGGGGAGGAAGTAGATGACGAAACTGGAAATTAAAGGAACGATTATTTCGAACAATCAAAAATGGATTTACGATTTGTTTGAAATGGACAGCACATCACCGAAAGATATTTTATTGCCTGAAAACAACGAACCGCTAGAGGTCGTGATTAATTCGGGAGGTGGTGACGTATATGCAGGTAGTGAGATCTACACAGCTTTGCGCGCTTATCAAGGTGACGTGACTGTGAAAATCGTAGGTATTGCTGCAAGCGCCGCAAGCGTGATTGCAATGGCTGGAAACACAATTGAAATCAGCCCGACTGCTCAAATTATGATTCATAATGTTTCAAGCGCTGCTGCTGGCGATCATCGAACGTTAGCTCATGAAGCAGAAGTCTTAAAAAACTATAATTTGTCGATTGCGAATGCTTATATCGGTAAAACGGGTCTTGAAAAAGAAAACTTACTTGAACTAATGAATCATGAAACCTGGTTGACAGCAGAACAAGCAGTAGAGAAAGGATTTGCGGACAAAGTAATGTTTCAAAATGAAGAAGCACCTTTACTAGTCGCAAGTGTCTCGCCGGTTATTCCGCCAGACGCGATTTCAAAATTGGCAGAAAAGTTAAAACCACAGTTTGATTTAGATGAATTGGCAAATAAAGTAGCAGAAAAACTAAATACTAAAAAACAAGAATCGATTGAACCAGAAAATGATGGTTTGAAACGGTTCTTTTTTTAATACAAAAAAATAAGGAGGTCATACTGAATGACTATGAAACTATCAAACGAATTCAAAACAATTCGTGACAACTTTTTAGCGGCGGTTAACAATAATGAGCCTGCTGAAAAACAAAATGAACTATACGGTGCAATGCTCGATGAATTGCTGAACGAAGCAAAAAAACAAGCACGTGCTGAAGCAGAAGGGCTGATTGCTGCTAATCCGGCAGACGCTAAACTTTCTGCACGAGAACGGAAATTCTTTAATGCAGTTACCACTGACGTTGGCTACAAGGAAGAAAAATTATTGCCACAAGAAACAATTGACCGTATTTTTGAAAATTTAACAACCGCTCATCCATTGTTAGCAGAAATCGGTATGGTAAACGCTGGATTGCGTTTGAAATTCTTAAAGTCTGAGACTAGTGGCGTGGCTGTTTGGGGTAAGATTTTCGGAGAAATCAAAGGTCAATTGGACGCTGCATTCAGTGAAGAAGAAGCGATTCAAAATAAATTAACGGCGTTCGTTGTAATTCCGAAAGATTTGAAAGACTTTGGTCCTGCTTGGATCGAATCTTTTGTATCTACTCAAATCGATGAAGCTTTTGCAGTCGCTTTAGAAGCGGCGTTCTTAGCAGGAGACGGAAACGGCAAGCCAATCGGCTTAAATCGTCAAGTACAAGCTGGCGTGGCTATCAGTGGCGGAGTATATCCCGAAAAAACTTCAATTGGTGATTTAACTTTTGCTGATTCTGCTACTACAGTCAAAGAATTAACGAACGTATACAAACACCATTCCACTGACGAAAAAGGTCGTGCTGTTGCTGTTGATGGCAAAGTAGTCATGGTTGTTAACCCTGCTGACGCTTGGGATGTTAAACGCCAATATACTTCTTTAAATGCACAAGGCGTATACGTAACCGCTCTCCCTTATAATCTTAAAATCGTTGGATCTTTAG